GAGCAGTGGTGGTGTACGCCGTGGTCGTCATAAACGCGATTGATTGAATACACGAACCAGCGGGAATAGCCGCCAAGAAAGTTTGCGCGGTAGTATCAGCGTAAGCGACGGTCTTAAACTGGATGGAGTGCGTAGCGCCGATGTTGCGGACAGTGCCAGCAGTCGTGCCAGTCGTATTCTTAACAGTGCCCAACAACCAAGGGCCAAGATGCGTTGCAATACCCATTTTCAAAATTCCTTATGCACAAGTAGCCGCACCATCTGTGCATCGTCCCTCTAGGCTAGGGCTGATGCGGCTATATTTGCCTATAATCAACTATAAAGAGAGGGGTCAGGTTGCCCTGACCCCCAACCATTAGGTCGAACCAGCCGAACCGAAGGTGCCCAGTGGGTCACTCCAGCCGAAGCTATAACGCTCGCGGCTCTTGTAACGCACGTTGCCCGTGTCGAAGTCGCCATCCATCGAATTGGAGAGCGGCGTACGCACGAAGTGCTTCAGGCCATTAGGAACGTCCGTCAGGAGGTACCAACCGTTGCTGTCCGTGAGGAAGTGATTGACCTTGTAACCTTCAGGAATCGAACCCATCGCCTTCAGCGCGTTGATGTCGTTGTCGGTCGTACCAACACGGAGTTCCGTGTCGAGAAGACGCTTGGAAACGAACATCAGGCCCGGAGGAACAATCAGCTTACGTGGCTTAGCCGCGATGAGCAGACCGCGCTCATCCGTCCACGCTGCGATCTGAATGACCGCAGCCTCAAGCGAGGTCTCGTTGAGATCTGCCTGAGTGGTGAACGTGTTGCTGTTGGTACCACCGTTAACCAGCGGGTGAGCCGTCGAGTACAACGCCTGACCATCACCACCCGTGTAGGCGGCGCTAAAGCCATTGTTGACAACCGACGCAGCCTTGACCTGCTTCGTGTACGCCATACCACGGGCAAGAGCCTTGGTATAACGCTTCGACAGCGAGTCATATAGGTTGTCCTCAATCGCTTCTTCAGTGATCGAGAAGCCCAGAGCGATGGTCTCGTGGTTGTAACGAGCGGTCCATGCTTCCTGCGCATTGTCGTACGCAATAGCCTGACCTTCGTTCTTAACCGGAGCCGCCGAGAAGCCCGAGAGCTTCGTTTCTTCTTCAAAAGAACGTTCCGAGGTCTCGACCTCAAACAGTTCCTTATGCTCCTCACCGTAGGACGTGTACTCAAGACCGAACAGAGCGTTCAGGCCGGGGAGCAGTTCTTTAAGTAATTGTGCGCGTGAAATAGCCATTTATATGCTCCCTTAGGTGCCAGCGGCAATGTTATAACGATGAACAGCGAAGTTAACTTTTACGATAACTTCAGGCGTCACAACAATAGCCACCGTACCTGCGACCGCAGTCGTAGATGCAGTAACAGTCATCGCAGCAGTGCCCGATGCCGGAACAGTGTACGCAGTGGTCACGAATGAACCCGTATACTGCAAGCCATTACCGATAACGTTGAATACTTCCGTGCCTACTGGGAGAATCACACCGGGAGAAACGCCCGTCGCAGTCAACGTGGTCGTGCCAGTACCCGAAGAGTACGTGCCGCCGTAGCTATACTGCGTGTCAGTTGCGAGCTGAAGAACGCGGAAACCAGCTGTCGATGCACCTGCCGCCGTAGCAGCGATAACACCGTTGGTTGAGTTACCTGTAACCGCTGAGCCAACAACTGACGAGTTGCCAACCATGTTCGACCCAACAAGGAGCGAATTAGCTGACGAGATCACCGTAGAACCAGCTAATGCCGTAACAGCGCAACGCAAAACAATATCCGGATCGTCTGCAACGATTGCCGTAATGTCCCCAGCCAACGTACTAGCAGGGAGGTACTGCGAGTACAAACGCTGCTTGGTCGATGGGTTGGTGTAATAGCAACCAAGGAACACACCAACAATCGTGTTGGAAGAGTTAACTGGAAGCGTAGGAAGGACAATATAGCCGCCCGACAACGTTACCGGATCTCCGTAGAAGATCGCGGCGCTGTTGTTATAAGCGACTGGATAATTGCGAGTAGAGCCTGAAAATACTTGACCACCAATCAAATTGATGGGTTTGTACCCGTAAGCTCCTGAAACAGTCGGATATGCCATTGTGGCTCCTTAAAGTAGATTATTTACCACGTCCGAAAGACACAGCGGTTTTACGCTCGGCAAAGAGCGGCATACGCTTGTCTTCTTGACGCAAGAACGAGTTATCAATTGCCTCTACTTGAGCCTGAGCTTGTTTGCGATAGTAGTCATCGCGCTTCTTCATCAGGTCAGCAGGGGCGCTACAAAGTACGAGGCCACCAATTTCTACGCAGTCTTTGTATCGACTAGTAGGGTTGCCATCGCCGTAATGCATGACCTCTGGAACATCAGCCGCCTTAACTGGCTCCCATCCCTCACGCCGTTTGGTTGACTCGTTTTTCGGGTCAGCCGCGCCCATGGTGGAGATACGGATGTATCGAAATACCCGACCGGGAACTGGATTGGGCATTGGGAGGGTCTCAGGTGGACTCCACGCTTCATCTCGCGTGGTGGTTTCTCTGCTCTCAAGATCACGTCGAATGCGATTCTCAGCCATTGTTGTTCTCCAGCTTTAGTTTTTCACGCGCGTACGCTTCCGGAGTAATACCCATACGCTTGGCGATGGACGCTTCGGATGCTGTAATACGAACTTGACGAGGCGCGGTAGACCGCGTAGCTGGCGCAACGACTGTGTTGTTTCTGCGGGGAGCGGGGTCTGCCCGTTCCTCCGTACGGGGATTCGGTTCGTCGAATTCTTCCGGGAACCGCTTCCTCATCGTCCTATTTATAGACTGGTAGTAGCCATCGCTGCGAGGATCTACACCAGACTCAACTAGCTCTTCATGCAGGGCCAACGCTAAGGAGGTCATCGCTCTATTAGCACCGAACCAAGTATTATTCTGACGCCAAGTTTCGGCTTTAACGTCAGGCTGAACTCGTGTCGGTTGGGCCTGTGGTGTCTGTTGTACTACCAATTCGTCATCATGTAAAGAGGGCCGGAACTGTTTTGCTTCGCGAAGTTTAAGTCTTGCTTCTGTAAGCGCTTCCTGAGCATCGGTTAAGCGGTCGGGGTCCCCTGCCTCGTAAGCCTGTTTTAACTTGTCTTTAGCAGACGCTGCTTCGTACTCTGCGGCTTTAGTAATCTCCGAGGCGAAGATCTTCTCACCTGCGTTTAGCCGCTGCTTAAGTGCTTGATTTTCATGATGAATCTTCTGAGCAAAGTCTAGGGCTTCCTCACGCTCACGAGAGGCTCGCTCCTTCTCACGACGCTCGTCGTGCCAGACCTTTTTCATCTGACCTAGACGTTTCTTGACCTTATCGGAGTACTCCTCAAGGTCATCTTTTTCCAACTCTTCTACCATATCTTTGGGAAGAGGCTGGCGACCACGATCTTCTGGTGGAGTATCGTCTACTATTTCAACTGTAACGTCTGCCTCAGGCTTTTCATCTGGGAACTTAAATTCTTCTAACTCAGCCATTGCTCACTCCTTTATGCGCGGGAATAGCCGCGTGGGTCTTCGACAACGGCTTCCACCGTGTCATCGTTAATAATCCGCCACTCCGTACCGTGGATCTTCAAACGCGTCCCGGCGTAAGCGCGGGTGACTACAAAGTCGCCCTTCTTGCACCATGGACCATCTGGGAACCGCGTCTTGTCTGCGTAAGCCGAGGGTCCTAGCTCAGCGACGAACAGAACCAAGGTGGTCTGCTCCTCTACTCGCATGGACTCTTCTGCTTTTACAATTAAGCTGTCACCAAACGTGTCCTCAATTCTCGGCACCATGCACAACAGGTGGTAACCCGTTGGCATCGGAATCTGCTTCGCCTTACGCGATGCAGCTTCTTTGGTTTCTTCAATATTAATGTCACTCATCGTCACCCTCCGTCAGTCGTTTCTCTACGTCGCGGATTACTTCAACAGCGTACTTCACGCCTTGAACAACACCCACGATCCTTCGATACTCCTCAATGCTCGCGACTCCGCTCAAAAGACTCGCGGTACATGTCGCTTGCATCTCTTCTAACTTACTGACCATTAAGTCAGTACCCGTTGCTCCTTTCATTCACCCTCCTCACTTGCGCTATTTTTAGCGTTCTGTCTGGCTAGCTCAGCCTGATGCTTGCGATCCTCGGCTTTCTGC